TCACGCCCCCGGATCAACCTTAACCGGGAACCCCGCCTTGTCGAGCCAGTACTGCACGTACTTGGATCCCTCGTCGACGATCACTCCGGCCAGAAGTCCGGTGCCCGTGGCGATGAAGGCGGTCCAGGCGGGCGGCACCTCGTAGACGTTGATGGCGGCGAGGCCAGTTGCAACAGCGCCGGTCAAGAACTGGGCCACGACCTTGACGCTGATCGGGACATGGATAAGCGGGAGCTTCATGGAGTTTCCTTTCGATTGCTATGGAGCGCTCAGCGAGCGCGAGAAGGGACTGCGTGCAGGTCTCAGACCCAGTCGCCGAAGATGGCGCGGTAGATCCTGGCGGCGATGTTCAGGAGCTTTTCCAGAACCAATTTGACCGGGATGAAGAGGATGCGCTTCATTTGGTCCCCTCCTTCACGATCTCGATGACGGTCCCGGGCTTTAGGTTCCAGGGGCCGGCGTAGGTCTCAGGGGTGAGCTCGTAGAGGCAGCCGCCGTTGTTGGCACGGTCGTCCTTGTAGGCGGCGGAGATCGTAAGGCGTGGCCGCTTTCTGAAAAGGCGCATCGGTCTTCCTCTCTTAAATGGCGAGACGTATGAGGTCTCGGATCGACCCGAAGTAACGAGAGGCATCGGCGGGGCCGAAGCCGAGGTCGACGTCGTCCCCGTACTGCCAGCTCCAGTGGTTCTCTCGCGGGATCACGGCGGGCCAGTACGCGCCTGGCGAGCTGACGTAGGCAGCCAGCCAGAACAGGAGGTTGATGGTCCCGTGGCAGGTTTCGCGAATCACCGAGCCGCCGTAGAGGACCGGGCCAGCGTCGGGAGCAAGCCGGTTGCGCTTGCGGCCGGCGTTGTGGTCGGTCAGCGCTCGGTAGCGTTTCTTGAAGGTCTGGATGAAGGCTTCGTCGTGACCGCCCTCCACCTCGTAGTCCAGGCACCCCGGGAGCTCGTCGCGCATGAACCAGAACCGCCGGCGCCGCCCGCAATGCATCCCGGCCGACTTGCAGGTATGGACGAAGTGCTCGGCCTGGGCCTTGGCGGTCCCCTCCCCCGGTTTGGCGAAGTGGTAGGCCATCACGATCAGTCCCGCGCGCTTCGCCATCCTCACCTGTTCGGCGAACTCGGGGTTGGTGTAGGAGATTCCCTCGGTGGCCTTGATGACGACGAGGTTGTGGCCGTTCTTGGCGTAGCGGTCGAAGTCGGCCTGGGTCTTTAGGCCGTTGTTGGAAGAGAGGTCTGCGAACTGGCCGGCGGGCTTCTTGCCCAGCCGTTTGATCCTCCGGGCGAGGGCTTTAGGGTGGGCGGCGTTCCGGCGCAGCTTGCGCTTCGACCGCCTATAGCGCTTCGCGGTCGTCATGGCCGCCTCCTAACGATGTCGCGCAGCCGCCGCTTGCGCTTGCCCTTGCGCGAGACGTACTGCTTGTGGAATACGACTGAGATCTGGTGCGCGGTCTTCTCACCGATCGCGCCATCGGGCTTGAGCTTCTGGGCAGACTGGAAGGCAATGACCGCGTCGACCACCGGGTCCCTAAAGCGCCAGTACCAGCGGGGCAGATAGGCATGGCCGCCCGGCTTGTGGATGAAGGCCAGGCGCTTCGTGTACCAGCGGACCCGCTTGCCGCGGCTTCCTCGCCTCAGCACCTCGAAGGTCGGGAAGCTCACGCCGCCCACGAAATTGACATGCCACCACTCGCTGAAGGCTTCGGTCTTGCGCCAACCGAAACGGGCGCCATGGTCATCGATCCAGGACCGCATCCATTCAAGCGCCAGATCCACCGCTACTCCCCAGCCGTGATTGCTGGTCCCCGGATCCGCGGCGAGGTTGCCCTTGCCTTCCTGATAGAGCCGGTAGAGGTAGACCTGCTCGTCATAGGTCCGATAGCTCGACATGGAGCCGGTCGGGTAGAGGCCGTTGTCGGCCGGTCCCTGCTTCGCGTTCCATGCCGCGGCGGCGTCCTTGCGAAGCTCACCCTGCGGGATCGGGGCAAGGTCTGATTTGGGCAGGCGTCCGTTTTCGGACATCAGCCGTCCTTTCGATATGGGGCCGCCTCTCTTTCAGGGGGCGGCGAGGATCAGGGGGAAGGCGGGTGGAGGGGGTGGTACGGTTGGCGCGTGATCCGCCTACGCCGCAGCGCTCGTCTCGGGGTCCGGTGGGTCGTGCGGGAGTTCTTCAGCTTCAGCACGAACATCGACCTGGCCCTGCAGCGTGTCGGGATCTACGGCCGGCCCAGCCCTACGCTGACGCGGCTGAGTAGCTGGAGCCACGATCCCCGCTGAGGCGCGGGTAGTCCACCAGCGACCAGTCAACCTCGTCGGTTGGGGCAGGTAGAGTCGAGGGGCGTGGGGACCGTGCTTCACATCGACGGCCTGAGCAACGAGCCGATTCCGGTCATCAGCATCGCGCCGGGAACGCGCCTCGACGAGTTGGTCCGGCAGTTCGGCGGAACGATCCGCGTCGAGCACGTGCCTGACGCGCCGGCCGAGCCGCGCTCGCTCTCATCGGAGGCCGCGAAGTTCATCCAGGCTTATGGGCCCGAGGAGGACGGCGCGGTCCTGGCCATCTACTGGAGCCACCATTCGCTCGAAGCCGAAGAGTTCGACACCGCTGCCGAAGCAACGCGCTTCCTCGAAGGCGGAGAAGAATATGAATGGCTGGCGGGCGAAGCAGTGGTCGACGGTGAGCAGATCACCGTCTGGGACTGACCCCCGGCCACTCCACCTGCTCGTCCTCTCCCCCACCGCTGATCGTTTGCCAGGCCTTCTCGATGCGGTCGAAGGTGACGGAGGGCATCAGCCGTCGCTCCAGATCCCATCGGTGAGGTACCCGTGGTAGCCGCCTTCGCCCTCGTCGATCGAAGGCATGACGGTGACGGTGCCGCTGGGGTTCTCGACGATCGTCCACTCTGGCTCGCGCACCCCGTCGCAGATGTGGCCGTGACCCTCGGCAGGAATGACGCCGACCTGGCCGGTCCTCGGCAAGCAGGCGATCAACTGGGAGATCTCGCCATCCCGGTACTTCAGGAGGTAGTCGCCAGGCTCCATGGAGGCGCGGTGGGTATCGAGGGAAATCCGGCGCCCTTGCATCAGCAGCGCCCCGCCAGTTTGCAGCCAACGTCACCGAGCGTTTCGTCGGCACCTTTGCCGATCCCGCCAACAGCTCCGCCCGCTTTTTCAACGACTCCACCAGCCGCATTCCCAGCGCTTTCAACAACTCCAGGCAGCACTTTCCCGGCGGAGCTGCCCGGTGGATTGTCGGGAGCCGAGGTTTCGGGCGTTCCCTGTACTGGCCCGCCGGAGCCAGAAGGTTGGTCGGGAGTTCCGCCGGCGCCGCCCGAACCCGGGGCGCCACCGCCTTTACCTGCCCCGTGGTTGCCCGGTCCCGAGCCTCCGCCCGTGCCGTCTTTGCCCGGTCCTACAGCTCCACCGCTACCGGGGTCGCCGGTCGTAGGCGATCCACCGCTCCCGGGCGCGTCTGCGGCGGGTCCTTGAGAAGCCGCGTCCCGCCGAGCCGTGGCCGCCCGTTCATCTCCCCGCTGCGTTTCCTGGGCCAGTCGAGCACCCGCACAAGGTTCGGAGAAGGAGACGTTGAGCTCAGCCGCCAGTTCACGGATCGCCTTCAGCGTCCCCGCCTTTCGCTCGATCGCACAAGCTTGCGGGTGGGTGATCGTCAGGACCGCTTTTTCGAAGGATTCGCGGCAGAGCTTCTTGTTCTTCGGGGTGGGTTCTTCGGTCGCCTTGAGGCAAGGCGATTCGACCTTCGCCACTCGGTTCTTGACCGAGCCCACGTCTGAGTGATTGACCCAGAAGGTGATCGGGATCGCGATCAGGCAGACCACGATTAGCACTAGCTTCGCGCGGCTGACGATCGTTTCGCGCTGGCGCAGCTTCTCGCGTTCGGCTTTGTTCATGCCCCCACCGCCCTCGCTATCTCGATTGCCCAGACAGTGCATACGACGACCGCCGCGGTGTAGCGGGGTCCGCGAACCCAGATCCAGATCATCGCCGGAAGTCCCACTTGAGAGAGACGGACGCCGCGGCTAGGCCGAGGGCCGCGATTACGATCGTCGAGTCGGGGCGTTCGCCGTGCTTTGGTCCGATGATGAACTCGTAGACGAGGATGGCCAGCGCCGCCCCGAACAGGATCGCCCTGCTCAAGAGCAAGATCGCCCGGCCTACCGACTGAGGCGACATGTTCATTCATCGCAGGCGGCTGGAGCCGGTCGGGCAGAGCGCGTCAGAGACTCGTCCCCTTGCTTTCTGCTGGGAGTCAGATGTAGATTCTGGGAAGGCACTGGAGCCGTTACCTCCGGTGTCGCGGGGCGGTCTTGTTGCCGCCCCGTGGGCGCCCTTGCGGGCCGGGTTAAGTACTGCCGACGCCGGCCAGGCGAAGGATCAGATTGATGAGGATGGCGAGGACGGCGGCCCCGAGGATCGAAGCGCCGGCGACTCTGGCCTGCGCCGTTTTGACTGCCCCGAGAGCTTCTTGAACGAGGCCAACTTCGCCCTTGGTGGCGAACTCAGCTTCCTTGTTTTCGCCTTTGCGGATCAGATCGTTGTGCTTCTCGCCGATCTTGTCGGCCGAAGCGAGTGCGACAGCGGCGGCTTTCTCAGCGGCAAGAGTTGCCTGATCGAGTCGCTTCACCATCTCCATCGTTGCCCGGCGTTCAGCCTTGACGGTGCGCTGGTCGGCGACCGATAGGGCGTCGTAGTGCTCCTTGAGCTGGTTGGCCGTCCAATCGGTCACTCCGTCACCTTCTGATTAGTTGCCGGGGTTTCACGCACTGGTCTCGCTTCCTCCGGTTTGGTAGGTGGATTCGTTCTGCGCCGGCGACGGCTTACGTGCCGTCCCCGGTTCCGCCCTTGCGGGCCGATCAGATGTTTAGATCCGCGATGCCTACGCCCAGTTGTGCCAGGAGTTCAGGTACGCCATCGGGCGGGGCGTCAAGGGTGATCGTGTTCGTGAAGCTGGCTTCGTCATAGTCGGTCTTGATGATCCGGCGTTCGACCGGTTCGGCTGCGTCGATCGGGGTGATCAGATCGCCGGCGCGGACCTGCCAGGCTGGCCATACGATCCCCCGGTCGTCTTCGCAGACGCCGACGATCTTCATTTGGCCGGAGCGATCGGTTTCTTTGAGGCGTTTGAGGATCAACGCCCCGACCTGAATGACCAGGCTTTCGACCGAGACGATGCCGAGTGGAATCGGCGGACCGTACATCTTGATCCCGAGCTGACTGGCGGGGTTTTCGGGATCGCGGTCTTCGAGCGAGGCATCTTCAACATCACAGCCTGAGCCGATCGGACCGGCGCTCTTGGTCGAGCCATCCACGTCGTGGTATTCGACGATCACCCCGTTGCGAAGGCGGCCCGTGCTGGGCCCGGTTTCCGAAAGTTCAGTCGGTCCGACGCGAGCGCGCCACTTGCGCCCCACGTCGCCCCAATCGAAGTAGTGGAAGGTCCGGTCCTCCCACACCGCATATGGTTTGCCCTCGAAGGCGTTGGTCGCTTCCAGCATCGCCAGAGCCGTGGTCTTGTCTTTGAAGACGAGGTGGGGGATGACGTTGCTGCTCGGCCGAAGGGTCCCCGTTGAGCCGGTCGAGAAGTTGATCAGCGGCGCCCAGCGCGAAAGGAAGTTCGCGATTACATCCGAGGCATAGTGGCCAGCTTCGGGCTGGGTACCTCGAATGGTTAGCCCGTGGCTACCTTCGATGGCGAGGTGCCGTAGGTAGGCGGTGGCTGGAGAATCAAAGGGACCGCCGCCGCCGGTGTATGCGGCGGCGAATACCACGACCGTCCGGGTAGAACTCGTGGCGCTAAACGTGCCGGTATCCGGCCCCGCGTCTAGGTCTGCCGTGGCGTTGAAGGCGGAGGCCCAGGAATCGTCGTCGTGTAGCTCAAAGACGACCGTCCAGTCAGAGGCTCCTATGCCTTGGCTTGCGTAGTCGTAATAGACGCTTCCGATCGCGATGCCCTGGCCGTCGTAGAGCGCTTCGCCGAAGCCATTGTTGACCGCCCTTTCCCACGCGATGACAACCGCTGGGATGCCGGTCTGAGCATCAGCGAGGGTGCTCGTGGTGCCGGGTATGGATTGGGTGGCCTTGCGATTTACAGCCCTGTCCCTGGACGTTTCGCCCCAGCCGTTTAGATCCACATCACGGTAGATCTCTGCCGCGGTCGTATCGTCTTGAAGGTGGGCGATCCAGCCCTCGGAGGCGGGGCCAATGGACATTTGGCCCCCGGAGACTCGCGGCGCTTCTTTCAGTCGGGTCTCGCAAGCGACCTCTCCACCAAGGCCTATTGCCCTAACGGTCGACAGCCGCTCGAGATCGGCGTAGTCGACGCCGGGTTTTCGAGGCAGCGAGACATTGTCTGAGTCGAAGCCCCCGGGTAGGGTGGTTGAGAAACTGCCGTCCGTCGGCACGTTCTCCGGTCGAGGATCATCCTTGGCCCAACGGTAGAAGCGACCGTTTGGAGCCTCGATCTCCCGATGAAGATCGAGTCGGGGGAACTCGCGTATAGCCATCCAGCCTCCTGTCGGGCTCGAAGAGATCGGGTACGCTGGCGGTCGTGAATCGGCTGCTGATCGCTGGAGTGCTACTTGCCGCCATATCCCTCACCGCTTGCGGCAGCAATGTGAGTAAGGAGGAAGCTCCGCCTCCTGAAGCGACCCAATCCAACCCCGAACTGGAATCCGCCGATCCGGGCTCTGTTTCCAAGACTGAATTCGGAGAGGAATGGCCGCTCAAAGTTCCGAGCGGGGATCTGCGTTGCGAGGGGTCAGAAGGTTTCGGCTCCGTCGTGTTCACCGCTCCGAACGGCACTGACTACGCCGTCAACGGCCCGGCTCTCGACAACGGCTACCCGGAAATTGAGCCGATCTGGCGCTTTGAACCGGGTCTCGAGAAGTACGAACTTCGGGTGAACATGAGCCCGCTGCTCGAACGAGGTCTGGCGCTATGCGAATAAAGGCGCTAGGCTTTCCGAGTATTGAAAAGCGCCCCCGCGACACTCCGGTAGAAATGCCCGGGGGCATGACACCAGGAGGTCAGTCCTGATGCGTTCCAAATTCTACGACCGCCCACGGCTCCCCAGTTACTCAGCCATTGCGTCGACCTTGGCGCTCGTTTTTTCGCTGGCCGCCCTCTGCGTGGGCGGCGCGATGGCGACGGGAGTGCTCGTCACCTCTAAGCAGATCAGGAACGGAGCGATCCTGTCCCAGGACATCCACAAGTCTGCCGTTCGAAGCAGTGACATCGGGGGCGGTGCGGTGAAATCGGATGACATCAAAAACGGCACCGTCGACTCAGCCGATATCGGTGATGGTGACGTGACGCCGACGGATGTCTCCATGCCAGCTCCGGTTCAGCTGCAGGAGGGTTCTTCCTCCGCCGGTAACGCCGGGTTCGACGCCTTCCGGGTGGTCGACGTCGTTGGTGCATACACGAAGGTGGATCCGACGTCGCTTCTCGAGGTTGACTGGTCTGGTTCGGTTGGCGCCCCATCCACCGCGGCCTGCGTTTTCCAACTCCGAGTCGACGGACAATCTGCCGGTCAAAGCGCCGGCATGGCCTACGTCGAACCTGGTGAGGCGCAAAGCGTCGGCGCATCCGCTCTTTTCCAAGACCTTCCTGCGGGAGTTCATCAAGTGGAAGTGTGGGCAATGGTTTCGTTGAATCACTACGGGGAAGGCCCCTTCACCTGCACCGTTGGACCCGAGAAGGCCGGCATTGGCCAGACTTTTGTGGTCAGCGAGCAGGTGGTCTAAATCGTTCCTGGCACCGTAAGCCAGGAGCGAGACGCGTAGACCTTCACGGCGATGTCATCGATCGCGGTGTCGGGTAGTTCCCCAAGGTCGCCCCTGCTGCCCTTCAAGAACAGCTCCGTCGTTCGGTTCTCAAGGCCACCAGCAGGTAGCCGTGGGAGATCCCCCAGGACCCGCGAGACGGGGCCGTAGGCGCTGCCCCCGGAGTCCAACCTGTACATGCCATCGGTGGTGAGCTGCGCCTTCTGTGAGGCGAACAGGACGGCGTCGAGAGGGTTGACGTAAGCAGCGAAGTTATCGATGGTCCGGGTTATCGATGGAGATCCGATGAAGTAGTCGGTTATTCCGATTCGCCCAAACGCCGGTATAAGCGTGCTGGTTGCCGAGGCCACGCGCGAGAGAGCCGCGCCGGCGGGGCCGAAGAAGGCCGTGGCGGTATTCTGGCTGACCACTATGGCCAAGCGATAGCGCGTATTAGGCGAAAGGGGCATCAGTGCCTGCCCGAAGGGTTCAACTGGAATCCCGCCGTTTTCAATCCAGATACGGACAACCGGGCCGGTGGTGTTGTACCAGAGCTCGGCCGCAACATAGGAGGTCGTGCTCTGATACCTGGCAACTACCCCATGCCATAGCTGGTTCGCCAGCGCCGACGCTTCAAAGTCTGCCTGCACGGTGATTTGCGAGGGTTCGGCCGTTCCAGCCAATGCGAATCGTTTGCCTGCATCTTTTTCGGTCGCCCGCGTAATGACGCCGCCGGACACATTGAAATCCCCGGTCGCACCAACGCCCACCCAGGTCCCCCCGACCGAAAGAACCTTTCCGGTGAGGGTCCCTGCGGTTTGGTTGAACTCGTCGCGAGCGGAGAAGGTGCTCAGCCCGGGACCGGAGAAACTGACCGGCGCAGTGAGCGTCCCCATGCCCTCGTCCGTATTGACAATCCAGACTTTGTCGACCTTGAAGTCTTCTTTGCCCACATCGCCCGCCGCCTGAATCTGCCAGTCCCACCGGTGGGCTCCTACGGGAGCAGCGTCCAGTCGTACTTCGCCGAGGTCGAGAATGTAGAAATTGGACGCGCCCGGGAGACGTACCGCAGCATTCTCGGTGGGATTAGTCAGATCCCCAACGTCCCAGACGGCGCGGGTTCGGACGAGAGTCCCCGACGTGGAGTAGGCGCGAGCAAACAGCCGGTTACTCCCCCTTTGAGTCGGGAACGCCGTTCCGCCGATGCGCCCGCCGACGATCGAAGTCCATGCAGTCGATACGGTCCCATGCTGGACCACAGTGCCCCCGGAGGCGCCCGCTAGGGCCACTTTCCGCGCCGCGTCAAGGGCCTGCAGTTCCTCAGCCTCATACGCCGTTTTCGCCGTAAGCGCAGGGCTGTAGTAGCGAGAGCGGAAAGCCCATATCAGAGCTTTCTGATCGACCCCTTGTTTCTCCGTCACTTCGATCCGCACCCGTGCCGGCATATCCCCGCCAGGATCCGGAATGACTTTGATCAGCTCGGTTGCCGTTTTCTCTTCGGCCGACGTCAGTTCGACCTCTGGCTCGTAGAAGTCGGGGAGTGCCTCGAGCGAAAAGCCCGCCTCGTTGTCGGCGTTGCGATGAGCTTGTAGCCAACCCCCGGAGAGCTTTAAACCGGACGCCACGATGTCCCCATAGACCGTCCCGCCCTGCGGGGTGATCCTCTTGATGACCCCGCCCTCCCGCTGGTAGAGAGCCATCTTGGCCTGCAAATAAGAACGGATCGTCGCAAAGGCCGTACCGCCTTTGTCTTGCAGCACGCAACCAGCGGTGATCAGGCGGTTTTCCCATTCGGATGCAACCACCGTTTCGCCGCGCTCGCCTTTTGCCCGAGTTGGGACCTGAACGGCTTCCCCCCAGTCGACCCCGTTCTGATCAACCCAAGGCGTGATGTCGAGCTCGGTACGATTTTCTATCTTCTCGGCGGGGTCAAATATCAGACGTTCGTCAGCCACTTAAGCGCCCTTCCCAGCGATGCGAGCCCCGACCGTCTGAGCCCCTCGACCCTGCTTGCGATTGCGCTTATCCATGATCGTCTCCACCTGCTTGACCTGCTCGCCATTGAGGTAGGCGTCGACTTCGCCATTCGGGCTGACGTAGACTTGGAGGCTGATGTTCCCGGTGCCGCCCCCAGTTGGGATGACCGTTGCCGGTCCCTGCACGATCTCCGGCCCAGCCTCTCCCGCGATGCCCCACATGCCGGCCGGAATCGAGCCACCCTTGGCGAACATGCCGGCGAAGTTGTCGATGATAGGTTTCTGGCGCTCAAAGACGAGGTTCCGCTGATTCGCCTGGCGGAGCTGTTCTTCAAGGAATTCGGCGCGGGCTGAGCTGCCTTCGTTTTCGCTGCCGCCACTGCCCGACCCTTCGCTTGACGCCCCGCGGATCTTTAGCCCCAGTTCTTCCATCTGGCCCTCAACGTCCCAGATCAGACCACCGAATTGTCCGGCGGTTCGCATGGCGGGAAGGGTGGAGAGCTTTTCGTGCTGGTCTGGCCAGTGGATGCCCTGCACGCTTTCGAGCGCTTCCTCGAGCGCACCCGTCCCGGCGAGGGGTGGCGTTGGGTTCGAGCCAATGCGCGACTTGCCGGGGTAGAATTCGCCCTGGCCTTCTCCCAGCACCTTGCGCAGTTCGCGTTCGGTGAATTTCAAGATCGGCAGCTTCGCGGCGTCCTCACGGGTTTTCTTAACCGCAGCCTGTAGCCACTCAGGCAGTTTCTCTTTCGGGTGTTTGACCCTCCAGCCGCGAACGTCACCCGCGGTCTTATCGCCGAAAGTGTTGATCTGGTTGATCTGTTTTGCCGTGGAGAAGATCCGGTCTTCCCAGCCTCCCTCCAGCCCACCCAAAGTTGCGCTACCCTGCCATCTTCCGGCAGCCTTCTGCTGGGCGCTAAGGATCGTGTTCCGCCAGCTCCCCGCATCGCCGAGTAGCGCTTGGAAGGCCGGCTGCTCTTTCGTCCACACGTAGCGGATCGTGTCGGCGACGTGCTGGCCTTCGATCGCTTCGCGTTGAGCGTTGGGCAGGTTGGCGGCAAGTTCCTGTAGGACGGGCTCCTTGTCGACCAGCTGTCCCACGTACTGCTGCTGTTCGTTGAATGCGCGTTCCTTTAGCGCGATCAGTTTGTCGAAGCCGGTCAATTGACCTAGCTGCTTCCCGAACCGGGCCGTGATCCTGCGCTTAGCGGCCTCTCGGCGAGCGGCGGCGCGTGCCCGCTCCAGCTCGCGGATCCAGCCCTCTAGGGCCGTGACGTTCTGCTGGAGAGCCTGGGCCACGCCCGGCCGGTTGTCCTTGCTTTTCGCGTAGTCCGCCGCGGCGCGGTATTTCTTGACTTCGCTGCGGCGTTTCGCGAGCTCTTTTTCGATACCGGGGAGATTCTTCGGCGTTGAACCGAAGCTGAGAGAGCCGGTCTTGCAGCCCCGATAGATGGCCGGCACATCTTCTTTGTAGGTGTGCTCGGTGGACGCTTTGCCAGAGCTAGTGAAGTCCCCGCCCTTGAGCATCGCAGCAGCTTTCTTGCCAGCCGCAATCCGGGTTGGGAGGCTGGCGTAAGACGCTGGCCGCTCCCATTCGTGCATGAAGTAGGAGGTCGTGTCGTCGATCGTGCTCATGTTGTTCATGGCCGAGCGCATCGAGGTCGGCAGCGTCGTCAGCATGAACTGGACCTGGGTCGCCGTATCGCCCCATGGTTTCCCCTGCTTTTCAGCGAACGCCCTGAGCGAGGCCAGCGACTTTTCGCCGGCGGTGAATCCGAACATTCCCCCGTTGTCGGTGCCAGGCTCCATCGCTTCCGTGTCCCAGCCCGACTCGCCATACGAGTTACCGAGGATCCCGGCCGCGGAGGCGAGGTCCAGAGCGTGACGCCCCAGGATGGTTCCTGCGGTCTTGACGACCGCGCCACCACTGGCGAGCTTCTGCAGCAAGCTGCCGATCAGCCCACCCTTCTGATGTCCCGTACCGGATGCGTGTCCGTCGTCGCGGAAACCGATCGGCGCCAGCAGCGGGTACTTGAAGTCCTTAGTCGCGTTGACCACGGACATCTTCGCCGCCAATCCCGTGGTGTAGCCGCCGAAGTCGACCGCACCACCCGGATACTGGGTTTTCTCGTGTTCGGAGAAGTAGTTGCGGCCCTGGGAGACGTTGTAGGCGTGGCTGCGATAGCCAGACGTCGGCTGCGGGGCAGCTCCCTTGCTCGCGGCGTATTCGAGCGATTCAATCACCCAATTCGCCATCGGCACGCCCTTGTAGGAGCCGACGCCCCTAGGTCCCTTGGTGCCTCCGGGCCCTTTCGCCTTCGAGGGATGGTCCTTAAACCAGCCGGTGACCCAGTTCTTCGCCTGCTCTACAGCCCACGGTCCGACGCCAGCGAATGGTTCTGGAATTTCGTCGCCGCTCGGGAAGTGGCTGACGATTCCTGCCGCACCCTTGACAGCATCAAAGGCGAGTTGTGCGGGGATCCGCACCGGGGCGGTAGCGATTTCACCCGCAGTCCCTAGCGTATCTCCCACCAGACTTCCGAGGTTTAGGCCAGGAACCACGCCGCCGCCCGCGAACCGCGGGGCATGCTTGAAGTTCAACGAGTCCAGCTGGCCCTTCCCCACGGCCGCTACCGCCTTTTTGTTCAGGACGTACTCGCCCCGTTCGAGCATCGCGGGAACCGTGTCGCCGGCCGGCGCGCCAATGTTGATTGGACCGCCGCGAGCCTTCCTGTGCCTGCCGCGAGGTTTCCCGAGCCCACCCTTCGACGTGCTCTTGGCGTGGCTTTCTCCCCCGACATGCCCAATATCGACTCCGGGGATCGCATTCAGGGCATCGATCACAGCGTTGATGACGGCGAAAACGACGTTGGCGGCAGCGTCGATTGGGCCAGAGAGGGCATCCCCAATCGCCACCGCCGCCATGCGCATTGGTTTGGTGATCCCCTTGACGATCGCCAGCGCCCCGTCGACTCCAGCGTGGAAGATGTCCTTGACGCCCCTCCATGCCTCTCCGAAGTCTCCGGTCAGGATGCCGGTAATGATCCGGACAACTCCTCGAACAGCCTGCGCGAAGTCCTGGAGCAACCGGAGGATCACCCCGATCACGGTCTTGATGATCGGCAGCAGGTACTTCTTAAAGATCTCCCCCGCGTTGTGGGCGGCCAGTTCGAACTTCTTCAGCTCTTGTTTGCCGATCCCCAGCTTGGCCGCGAGTTCCTGAATGTTGAGTTTCGTGATGTTCTGAACGAATCTCGTAGCCCACTGCGCAGCGGTGCGGAGCGATGGGGCGAGCACTTTGTAGAGCTTGATGCCCTGCGTTTCGAGCGCCCCGGTGAGCTGTTCGACATCGCCCTTCAGGTTGTCCATCTTCTGGCGAGCGATGTCTTGGGCGGTTCCCTGTTTCTTGTTGGCAGCTTCGAGATTGCGGAGCTTTCCCGGGCCAGCGTCGTAGAGAGCGTTAAGGGTTCGGACACCGTCGGTACCAGCGAGGGTGGCCAGCGTTTTCGCCCGTTCGGCCTTGGTCATCCCATCAGTCGCCCGGCGGACTTCTTGGGAAAGCCCAGCGGCAGTTTTGATGGTGCCGTTCTGTTTGATCCACTCGATCCCGAGTTCTTTGGTGAGTTTCGCCTGTTTTTCGCTCGGTTTCAGGAGCTGGATCAACGAGGTTTTCAGCGAGGTACCTGCGTCGGAGTTTTTGATCCCTGCTTCTGCTAGGGCCTCAAGGATCGTCACGGTGTTGTTGAAGTTGAGGCCCGCGAGCTTTGCGACTGAGCCACCCTGCTTCAGGGCCATCGCGAAGTCAGAGACGTCGGCGGTCGTCCGGTTCGCGGCCGTCGCCAGCATGTCGGCGATCTGGCCCGTGTCCTTACCCTGGAGGCCGAACAGCTTCATGGCGTTGACCGTCGTTTCGGCCGCCGTCGCCAGTTCGAGACTGCCCGCGGCGGCGAGGCTCAGGGACGCCTTCAGGGCGCCCCCGTTGATCTGATTCGCACTCAGCCCGCCCTTGGCGAGTTCGGTCTGAGCCTTGGCTACTTCGTTGGCCGTGTACTGGGTTGCTTCTCCCAGGGAAAGGGCCTGTTTTTCGAACTTCTTCATGTCCTTGGTGCGGGCCCCGGTGACCGCCCCAAGTTCATCCATCTGCTTTTCGAAAGATGCGCCGGCGTCGACTGCTTTGTAGAGGCCATAGGCAGCCCCGGCCGCAGCCGCGACGCCGAGCAATTTCATTCCCTTGGCGAGCTTGCCCCCGATCGCATTGCTCGACCGATTCGCCTGGGCCTCGGACGCCTTCATCGTTTTGTTCATCTTGAGCATCCGGGATTCAGCCGTCCCGGTCTGCGCCCGCACATAGATGTCAAGAACAGCTGCTGGCCCCACTTAGATCGACTCTCCAACCATGAACGGGCGCCCCATCAGGACGCCCGTTTTTCTTCCTCTTCGCGCCGCATCTGGTCACGAACCTCGAAGTACGCAGGCCACTCCACGCACAGCTCATGTGCGCTCATGCCCGGCTCCCCGGTGGTCAGCTCGCGGACGCTCTTTCTCATCTCAAGCGCCAGTTCGAACAGGTACAGCGGGTCCGGAACCCCCACCGGGAGTTCCATCCTCCACCTCTTCCCCGCCCCCAGTCTCGCTTTCCTCGCCGCCTGGAAACTTCGCCTTCGCTTTGAGGACCGCCTCCTTATCGAGCCCCGACAGCTCATCAATTTTATCCACGACATCGCGGACCGCCGGGCCGCATTTCGTCATGAACTGTTCGGCTTCCTCGATCGAGTCGAGCTTGGGGTCGAGCAGACCGTTGAGAAGCTGGATTGCCTCGAGCTTGACAGCGTCGATAGTCGCAATCTGTTCTTTGCCGATCGTCACCTGTTTGACGGACTGCGACTGGGCCTCCCAAGAAAACTTGGAGCCCAAGCCCTGGACGAGGACCGAACCACCGATGGTCGGTAGCTCAACCTCCTCCTGGACAAGGTCGCTTGCGCCCAAAAGGGCGTCCTTACTGAGCCTCGGCATCGAGGACTCCTCTCTGCGGCGGGGCGCCGCGGTTAGTGGCCTGTGGTGGCCGTGAACTGCTACGCGGTGCCGCGGGTGATGCCTGCGGTACCGCCATTGGCGTAATGCACGCTCACGGTGTCCGCGTCCCCAACGGCGCCTGACGGGAGCGTGTTTTTGTAGAGCCGTGAGACCTGCGTGTAGACGATCGTGCCGCCCGATTCCGGCCACACTTTGACCCCGAAGGTGCCGCCCGATTCGTAAAGGGGCTGGTGCGTAGCGGCGACGGAGCCGGCGGCCTCATCGTTGAAGAAGTCGGCATCGATGCCGGCCGTTTTCATGCCCTGACCGAATTCTTTGTAAGTGGAACCGAACGAGGTGAAGTCGACTTCGTCAGCACTGTCGTCGAGCGTGACGCTGGAGCAGTGGTCCGAGAGGTCGACCCCGTTAACGGTGATTTTCACGTTCCTAAGGACGCGCTTGGCCATAGTTCAGCTACTCCTTCTGGAGTTGGATTGCAGGAAAGCGCGAGAGCGCTCTGAGTCGGTAGACGCGAACGCGCCTCCCGCGGTGGTGGCTGAACTTCGGTGGCTTAAGGGGCAGTGAGCACGGCGCGGTAGTTGCCGCCACTGTGCTTGTACTGCTGGTCGCCGTCTGCCTCCAAGTACTTCACATCTCCTACGTGGTGGAGATCGGCGACGGTTTTGCCTGAGACGGCCAACGTTCCTCCATCGAGGACTGCGTCGATCGCGCTCGCTACTTCATCGGCAAGATTGGAAGAGGTGCTGCGGTCCACGGCCTTCACCAGCCAGGTTTCCCGCTTGAAGGCTTCGGGGGCCTGCATGGCGCGGACCTTGGTACCCGTGACCTTGGAAAAGATGATGTAAGGGAACGCAGCGCCGCTGGGGGCCTGATCTTCGTAGATGGCTTTGTCCATGCCAGCCACGGGCGCCCCAAGTTTCGAGGTGATCGCGGAAGTCCCCTTCAGCAGCGTGTAGAGGGCCGTTGCGGTGGCGGCGCTCACAGTCCCTCCAGCGCACCCTGAACCAGGAAGAGAACCTCGTCTTCGTGCTCCTCCAGGGCCGGGACCAGGAACGGATAAGGGGGCGAGTGGCTGGTTCCGTGCTCGACCATGTGCCCATAGAACGCCGTCTCATCACCGCCCTCAACGGAATATTCCGCCGCGCCTTTGCGTTCAACGTGGATGGCCGGACCGAGCTCATCGTTGAGGACGTGGCCGCCAGAGACGAGGTTCGCTACGGCAGCCTCGGAGACGATCTCCGCGCCCGCCTTTACTGCAGCGCCTACTTTGGGCTGCAGCTCGGCGGCGATTCCATCGAGGCGTGACTTCAGCGTGGCGGGCATCTACTCGATCTCCTTGGCGGCGAAGCGCCGGGTCAGCTCCTGAGAACGGCGCCGAAGTGCGACGACGGTGAAGGTGGTTTTGTCAACAACGACTCGCGCTTTACGATCGATTTCGGTTTCAGCCGGCGTGGTGATGAGGACTTCCGCGTCCTCCATCACCTGCTCGCCCTCGACAACCTCGCCAGAGGATTGCGCGTAGGGAGCAAGGCGGCATGCGACCGTCCCGGCCGCCGTCCATGATGCCGTCCCGCCACCCCGACCATCAGAGACGAAAGACTCGGTTTGGACAACCGCAAGTGAGTCGAGGGCCTCGGCGGCCGTCAGCCGCATCGCGCTCAGATCACTTGCGGTCAGGAGATCCATCGCCCTTGCCTTTGGCCTTCTCCTTGACCTCTTCCAACCCGCCGATCGAGATCAAGAACTCCTCCTGGTCCTTCGGCAGGCTGGCCTCGAAGCTCTCGCCCGGAAGGTGCTCGAGGATCGGCTGGATGCCGACTACCTTGAAGCGCTTAGCTCGCCTTGGCATCGCAGGCTCTCCATCCATTCGAGGGTTTCCGGGATCCCGGTCTCAAGGATCACAGTCGGGTCGTGGCCAAGGTCGCGGCGGGCGCGATCGTTCGAGGGCCGCTTGCTTTTGACGTTGTGGACGTCCTCGGGCAGGTAGGTGACGAGCGAGGGGTCCGCGCCGGTCTCGGCGAGGACCAGGTCTGAGACTTCGCTGACCGTCCGGTAGTCCTCGCCGCCGACGTTGTAGGCGAGACCAGATTGCGCCTGCTCCAACGCGTTCGCCACCGTCGGCGTGAAATCGGTGATGAACTGAAAAGTACGGGCGTAGCCCTCGTAGACCTCCCAAGGGATTCCGTTGAGGGCCCGGTGGCAGAAGAGAGCGATGACGGACCGGAAGGGGTGGTAGGTCTCCCCCGGTCCGTACACATTGAAGAAGCGGAGCCGGACCGCATCGAGTCCGTGCCGACGCGAGAAGTTCTGGATCTGGACCTCGTTGGCCCACTTGCTCAGCGCGTACTCGTTGGGCTGGCGTAGGGGGATCTCCTCGCTTAGAGCCTCGTAGAGGACGGGGGCCTCGCACTCGCCATATATCTCAGACGACGAAGCAAAGATCAGCCGAGCATCGTGCTTTAGGCAAAGCTCTAGGACGTTACGGGTGCCGATCAGATTGGTGGTCAGGCAGTCCTCGAACACCCTCTCGCCGTTGTGGCGACCGAACTCCCCGGCCAGGTGAAATACGGCCTCGACTTCGTAGGTCTCGAAGACCCGCTCGAGTTGGCGATACTCGGCTACGTCCGCTCGCATAAAGGTGTCTGCCTCGACCTCGGAATGGCGAAGGTCGCAACCGAATACGGTGTGGCCACGGGAGCGAAGTTCATCGACTAAGGGACGACCGAGCACTCCAAGCGAACCGGTGACCAGGACCCTCATAGGGTCCAGCCCTGGCCGTTCGTTCCGTCGCCCGACTTGCAGTCATCCCGGTCGATCTTCGATCCCAGGTAGGCGACGGCCAGAATGCCCAGCACGAGACCCGCAATGATCGCCCACCCGATCACCAGATCACCGCCGTTCCCGGCTTCGTCGGCAGCACGGCATAGTTCGGAGCAAGTTCTTTGATCACGGTGGCGTAGACCTCGGCGTCGTGGATTACGGTGGGCGGGTGAGGCTGGGAGAGCACCCAGCGAATCGACTCCTCGCGTTCCTCGGCGCAGAACCCGTCGTCGACGAAGACGAGGTCGAAGGCTCCGAGGTCTGAGCGCTTTAGGTGCGAGAGTCCGGAGTGCAAGCGAAGGCGGGGGTCGTGACAGTCCTTGGCAATGGCCTCCCGCCAGGTCTCATCGGTCTCGACGCTGACGAGACGTTCGATCGGCAGGGAGAGGAAGAACGGGGTCGAGTGCAGGCCGCCACCGAGCTCCAGGATCCACCTCGGGCGGATCAGGCCCGTGACCGCTTCGAGGACTGGGAGATGGGAGGCGTAGGGATTCACGCCGCCATCGCCTCGTTGTAGATGCGATGGTCCTCGGCGCTGATGTCGAGGCGCCCAACCGTTGAGCGGTGGTGAACCAGCTCATAGCCGTGCCGCACGACCGTCTCATAACCGAGCTGACGCCCGCGGTGCGAGGCATAAACATCGGTCATGTAGTGGGCGCTGATCATGCCGATGCGCTCTGCCTGTTCGCGGCTGTAGAAGGGGAGAACCGTGAAGTCGACGGGCGCCCGGTCGGGCTGTATCTCGGAGATCAAGCAGGCCGGTGAGCTCATATCGCCGCCGCAGGATTCAAGGGAGCCATCGGGGCGACGGACGATCGGGCAGGGCAGCTCGCCGGCGTCCACCGTTTCGATGCAGAC